ATTATGGCGACATTAAAAAAATACAGTGGCGAGACGTTGTTCGACCTAACGTTATATGTGGCGGCTACCCTTGCCAACCCTTCAGCCTTGCCGGTCACAGAAACGGCACAGACGACCCCCGCCATTTGTGGCCGTGGGTACGAACAGCGATTAGCGAACTACGACCCGATTACGCAATCTTGGAAAATGTACGGGGACACCTATCTTTGGGGGGGCTCTCCGTCATTGGAGACCTTGCCGCCGTCGGGTATGACGCGGAGTGGCGTATTGTTTCCGCAGCGAGCGTGGGAGCCAATCACCGACGCGACCGTATTGTTATTGTGGCCTACCCCAACGACGCAGGAGACAGAACACCCCGAAGCGGTATTAACGGAGACGGGGCGACGCTTAAGCAAGAACTGTCAAACGTCGCACAGTTTGGGATTAGCGGACGCCGTGAAAATGTGGCCGACGCCGACGGCGAGCAGTTGGGGAAAGGAAGGTTCGCGAGCAATGCTAGACCGGCGGATAGCGGACGGGTCTATAACGGACGACGACAAACGGGCTATGACGGCTGGCAATGGTGGCAAACTGAACCCGACGTGGGTCGAGTGGCTAATGGGGTTCCCAACCGGGTGGACAGACTTAGAGGATTAGGGAACGCAGTCGTGCCACAAGTAGCCGAAGTAATAGGCCGTCTAGTCATAGAACACGCAAACAATGGTTAAAGAAATAACCCTAATAACACTTGTCGTAGGAACGTTTTACGGCGTGTTGTTTTGGCTATTCTCATAAACCCACAACACAACTAAATAACACACACAAGGCCGCGTATGGGTTAGCACTATGCCGGCATAACACGCGGAAACGCGGGTAGACAAACGCGCCCGCTTTCACGCTCAACACAACGACCGAGTGACGGCAGGGTAAGACGTTTGGCTAATCATTCTCTACGTCGTGAACCGCGACAATAAACAACGGTCGGGAGTGTGGGTAGGTGGCAGCCACACGGGGAGTAATCACCCGTCCAAGTCACACCCCACAACGGCCCACACACAAAACAACACACCCACAACGCCTAACACGTGTGGCGGCTTTAGCAGTACCATTGTCAGCAAGTCGCGCCCGCGCGACGCGCTAGCGAAAGAGACCCGACCCTATGGCAAGAGAACACACCACTAACGACAAAGAGTACGCACGTAATCGCCGGCTACTGCTAGCCGATAACCCGCCGTGTACGTACTGCGGTCGGCTAGCCGACACTGCGGACCATATCCTGCCGTACGCATTGGGTGGCGGCAACGACTTATCGAACCTCACCCCCGCGTGCCGTAGTTGTAATAGTTCACGTGGCGCAAAACTAGGTAACAAACTACGGGCAATGAAAGAACTAGGACAGTCGCCCACCACTAAGAGTGAACAAATAAAGACGAAACTACCTAAAGACGACGCCGTAAAACCCAATAATAGTAAAGAGTTTTTTTTAGAAACGCACTCGAAGCCCCCGCTCGCTTTAATTCCTATATCCCAAAAACCGCCTAGCGTGGCCGAAACCGGCAGGCAAGAACCGCGACTAGAAACGATTACGCCCGAAGCGTCCGAAACGCGGGCGGGTGAAATAGTTGGGTTCGCTAAAGAGGTACTAGGCGTAGACCTATTGCCGTGGCAGGTTCGAGTAGCGGCAGGGTTTACTGCTATGGACGAACACGGCAATTATTTGCGGCGTATTGGTTATTGTTCCGTGGCGCGCCAAAATGGTAAAAGCCTTTTAATGTCAAGCGTGCTAGGGCATTTTCTAACGGTCGAGGCCCCGCGTCGTGGAACGCCGCAAACCGTTATTAGCGTCGCGCACAAACTCGACCTAGCGGTTTCTATGTTTAAGTTTCTCGCCCCAATTTTGGAAACTAAATACGGGGCTAAAGTTTCGTGGTCGTACGGGCGTAACGAACTAGAAGTACACGTACCGCACCCCGAAACGGGAGAACTAACGGGGCCGCATAGGTGGCTAGTTCGTGCCGCCACGCCGCAAGCCGGACACGGCTACAGCGCGGATTTAGTTTTATTAGATGAAATTTGGAGTATTTCCGAGGCCGCCATCGACGAAGGTTTATTACCTACGCAACGCGCCCGTAAAAACCCGCTATGTCTTATGTTCTCTACGGCGGGTACTGAAGCGTCTACGGCAATGATTAGGTGGCGTTCGCAGGGTTTACGGCAGATAGACGCTGGCGATATTGGCCCTATGTATTTTGCGGAATGGTCGCCCCCGTCGGGGCTGGACCCGTTATCGGTTGAGGCGTGGCAGTTTAGTAACCCGTCTATGGGTTATTTGTTACCCGTGTCTGTTTTAGAGGCCGAAGCGAAAGCCCCCAACCGCCAAGCGTTTTTACGTTCGTCGGTCAATATGTTTACGTCGGCCGCTAATGGCTGGCTAGAACCCGGATTATTTGACACTCTTAAAACCGACGCGCCTATACCTAGTGGCGGCGTTTTATCCGTGGATAGTTCCGTAGATAGCGCGCATTATGTGGGCGTTCGCGCCGTACAAGACGGCGACAAGGTAGCGGTAACTATTGCGTTTACCGTCGATAATTTGGCGGCGTGCTGGCGTGAAATAGAAACCCTATTAGCGCAGGACCCTAAACTTTTGTTGTCTATCCCGCCGTCTATGGAATTATCCTGCCCGCCAAAATGGGAACGCCGTAGGAACATTGTCGGGTTTCGAGAGTTAGGCAAATGGACCCAACCCGTTAGGGCAATGATTACCGAAGGCCGCCTATGCCATACAGGCGAATTACAACTAACCGAACACGTCGAACGCGCCGTAATGGTGAAGGCAAACGGGTCGGTTTCTCTCAGTTCGGCACGTTCTAGCGGTCCTATCGAGTTAGCCCGTTGTATGGTGTTCGCCGCCGCGCAAGCGTCACGCGCGCAACAACGCACGAAACCGACCCTAGTAGTTGTCTAACGCTAGTATTACGTTGCGTCCGTAGTCGTTCTGTCGGGGAACGGCTACGGGCGTTCCCCCATTCACGGCCACTATTGGCGTACACTCTCCCCATATGGGAATTTTTACGCGCAACAAAACCGCGGCTATGGCGACGTCGGTACAACCCGAAGTAAAAGCGGCCGTAGGGTACAACGCAGGCGCGGGACAAATTGGCAACTTCTATTCGTACATTGACGGCGACGCCCGCGCCCGCGCTATGGCAGTACCGACAATTTCCCGCGCACGTGACCTAATCGCGTCTATGTTCGCTTGCCTACCTATCGAGTTTTACCGCGAGCAATGGAACGGCGAGGAAATGGAACCCGTTGAAATTGCCCCGCGTAGTTGGGGCCGACGTTTGGACCCGACCGTAACTAATAACTTTATTATGGCGTGGACGTTTGACGACCTATTTTTTACGGGTAGGGCCTTTTGGCACGTCCAAAGCAGAACGCAGGACGGTTTCCCTGCGTCGTTTACGCGTCTACCCGCCGCAATGGTCACCACGTCCGACCAAGCCGGTCCCGTATGGTTCGGCCCTAGTAACCAAATCTTTTTTAATGGATTACCGCTTGACGCGCGCGACGTAATCCAATTTTTAAGCCCTATACAAGGTTTGTTATATATGTCGCAACGCGTGATTAATACCGCGCTTGCGTTAGAAAATTCAGTAGAACGGAACGCTCGGTCGGCCATACCCGCGGGCGTGCTTCGGCAGGTGGGGGGCGAGCCTTTAAGCCCCGCGGAACTATCCGAAATGGCGCAAGCGTTTAACGAAGCACGTTTAACAAACCAAACAGCGGCCCTAAACGAATTCCTAACGTACGAAGCGACAACCGTTACGCCCGACAAAATGCTATTAGTCGAAAGCCGACAATTTCAAGCGTTAGAACTTTCACGAACGGCAAATATTCCGCCATATCTCGCCGGCGTCGCAGTAGGCGGCTACCAATACTCGAACGCTACGCAAGCGAAACAGGACCTATACCTTTTCGCTGCTAAAAACTTTATCGAGTGTTGGAACCAAACAATGTCTAGCGACAACGTGCTACCCCGCGGAACGTTCGTACGCCTAGACGTCGATAGTTACCTAGAGGAAATGGCCCAAGAGGGAACCTATACCGAAGTCGTAGAAACCCGAAACGAAACCCCAACAGATACCGAGGAAATGGACTAATGGAAATTTTACGTTTTACCCCTAACGCGTTTACTATTGACGCGGCCGCACCCGACGGAACCCCCCGTCGTACAATTATGGGGCTTGCCGCCCCATATGGCCCCGAGGCTACGACAATGGACGGGACCCGCGTACGGTTCGCTAAAGGTTCACTACCTACCGACGGACGCGCCCCTAAACTGCTCCAATATCACGACACCGCGCGCCCTATCGGCGTCGTAACCGAGCGCGTCGAAGTTCTCGAAGGTGAAGGCGCGGGTATGTATTTCGCCGCTCGCATTAGCGACACACCCGCAGGCAACGAAGTTTTAACCCTTGCTATGGACGGCGTACTAGACGCGGTATCCGTAGGCGTAATCCCCACGGAATACACATACGACGAAAACGGAACAATGGTCGTAACCGCTAGCCGTTGGGACGAACTATCGGTCGTGCCATTGCCGGCTTTCGAGACTTCACGTATCCACCAAATAGCCGCGCAAGCGGGTAATAATAATGAACAGGACGAACCCGACGACGGCCACGACAACACAGAACCCCAAGAGGAGAAACCCGAAATGGAACCCGTCGAAACCCCAACAGTCGAAGCGTCTACACCCGTAACGCCATTGTGGGCGCAAGCACGTAACCACGCGCCAAAACTTCCAACACCCGCGGAATATATGGTGGCTTTCGCCGCTGGACCTACAGCGTTCGCAGAACTTAACGCGCGCATTTCGGCCGCCGCTCCAAATATCACTACTTCTGATACCGCTGGCATCCTTCCAGAAATCATCACCGGCGGCGTGTACGACAGCCTTAACCCGATTAGGCCTTTCGTTAGTGCTATCGGGACTAAGGCAATGCCGTCGGCAGGTGCTACGTTCCGTCGCCCCGTACTTACTGTCCGACCCGTAGTAACGCAACAGCCAACAGGACAGTTAAACACTCTCGACCCTTCCACCGTGACCGTCGCAAACAACGACGTGAGCAAACTCAGTTTCGGAACATACGTCACCGTCTCCGAACAAGACTTGGATTGGAGCGACCCCGCGTCCATTAACATCATTCTCGAACAGTTGGCTATCGCATACGGACAGGCGACCGATAACTACGCAGTAGACCAACTCGTAGCGGGAACCACACAAACAGAAACCGTCGTCGATTTGTCGAGCCCCGCCGATTGGATTGAAGCCATTTACGGAGCCGCCTACCAAATTTCGGTTAACTCCAACTATCTCCCAACTCATTGGGTGATGAACCCCGTAACGTGGGCGAAATTGGGTCAACTCGTAGACACCACAGGACGCCCCGTATTCCCGTCGGTTTCGCCTATGAACGCTTTCGGTTCACAGCAGGCAAACACGTGGAACGGTAACCCATTGGGCCTTAACCTTGTCGTCGATAAGAACATCGCCGGCGGTACAGGCGCAGGCAGTCTCCAAGGCGTTATCGGTCACGCCGCAGGCGCGGCCGCTGGTTTCGAGTTCTACGAACAAATGAAAGGCGCGCTCAGTATTGACGTTCCGCAAGTTATGGGACGCACGATTTCGTTCCGTGGCTATGCGGCCGCATTTATGGCAGACGCAACCAAGTTCGTAAAACTTCTCAAGTCCTAAACCGAAGGCGGTACGGCTATGGCCGTTTACAGCATCACGCACCACCAACGGCTAGACAACTACGTAGTAGTCCAACTACTAACCCCGTCGGATATTGAGGTAGGGCAGTCCGTAACTATTGCGGGCTTAGGTCACGGTATGAACGGTACGCAAGTCGTAACCGCCCTACCGCCCTACCTTTTTACCGGCGTAACTACCGAAGGCGACTTAGTACAGGACCCCGCCTATCCGATTGCTAACCAAGTTCTGTTTTACGACGAAGGCGACGACGTAGAACGAAGCGCGGTACAGCCATACGGAACCCTTACCTATAACCCCGTTTGTACGTGGATTACCGCTACAAATATCGAGGATTGGCTTGGAATAGGAACCGCGTCGGCATTAGACCAAACGTTCTTAACGCAATGCGCGGCCGCGG